AAATAAATTAAATAAGGCTGACGCTTTTTTTGTGTTTCTTGCTTGTTTCCCTGATCGCACTGTTAGTGATGTTTTGGTTTATCGTGCTTGGGTGAAGGCGCTCCTAAAGGTCGCTAGCGAGGATGTTCTCATCACCGCTGCGCGGGCTAATAGGGAGATGCTTGAACCGAATGCTTGGTTGAACTTTGAGAAGTGGCGTGGCATTGATGATGGGGATTGGATGTTGAGGGCGAGGTGAATATGCGTTTGCGTTTGGAGCAGGGTGTTTTGGGGGGTGTGTTGCGTTTTCCTAATGTGTTTGAGGGTTTGCAGTTGTCGGAGGTTTTGTTTGATGATCCGTTGAATTTGCAGGTTTTTCAGCGGATTAAGGAGTTTCGGGGTAGGGGTGTTGTGCCTGATGTTTTGTTGGTTGCTAGTGATGTTGCGCCTGCTGTTGCGGTGAGGGTGTTTGAGTGTCAGGCTGAAGCTCCTGCGGTTGAGTCGAGTGTTGTTTGGTATGTGCAACAGTTGAAAGCTATTTGGGCTAAGTCGCGTTTGGGTGTTTTGGGTAGTCAGTTGGTTCAGGATAGTGATAATCCTGATGTGAGTCTGACTGATTTGGTTGGTGTCGTTCAGGGTGGTTTGGATGTTGTTGTTTCTGATCAGTTGCCGTTGCAGGTGGTTTATCCGCAGTCGTTTATGCAAGAGTATTTGAGGGTTATGGGTGAGCGTGTGCCTTTTGTGCCGACTTGTTGGGGGAAGTTGAATTGGTTTTTGGGTGGTTGGCGTGATAGTGCGTTTTATGTTGTTGCGGGGCGACCAGGTATGGGTAAGACGATTGTGTTGTTGCAGGCTGCTTATCAGCTGGCGTTACAAAATAAACATGTGCTTTATTTTTCGTTGGAGATGCCGGCTATTCAGTTGCAGCACAGGATTTTGGCTCAGGTGTGTGAGATTGATTATGACTTGATTGCTAATGATGATCTTGATACTCCTGAGTTGAATGTTGAGAATCGTGAGGTTAGGGATTTGCGTAGGAGCATTTGGGCTGCTGAGGCGAGGTTGACTGATAGTTTGGGTTTTGTGTGTGAACCTGTTTTGACTCCAGCAAGGTTGAAGGCTTATGTTGCTAACGCGAATGTTAGGCGTAAGGTTGATGCTATTTTTATCGACTATATCGGGTTGATGGATGATGATGTGAAGCATAGTAGTAAGAGCGAAAAGATAGGTTCGATTAGTCAACAGTTGAAGCAGTTGGCTTTGACTTTGGATGTTCCTGTTGTTTCGGCTGCTCAGTTGAATCGTGAGATTGAGGCTCGTGGTGGGAATGCTAAACCTCAGTTGTCGGATTTGCGTGATAGTGGTTCGATTGAACAGGATGCGGATGTGATTTTGATGATTCAGCGTAAACAGAATGAGCAGGATAAACGGAATAATCCTGATGGTAATGGCACTGATTTTTTTGTTGTTGTCGCTAAGAATAGGCATGGTAGGACTGGTTCAGTGAAGTTTAGAGCTGAGGATCAATACAGCAGAATAGTTGAGGTGTAAAAATGGATGACTTGTTTGATGAGGCTTGGGGTTTCGATCTTGTGAGGTCGAATGTTCCTTTGGAGTCAAAAGTGGTTTTGGATGATATTACTTTGGAATTGACTAAGCCTTTTGATTTTCAAACTGATGGGGTTAGTAGGTTTTACCCTTATTTAATTCCTGATGGTTTGCCTAAGCGATTTGCTTTGGGTGTTATTGTGGGTGGTTCGGGTAGTGGTAAAAGCTCACTGCTGAAGCATTTTGGTCAGGTTAGTGAGGTTGTTTGGAATGATGGCAGTATTGTTTCAAATTTTGGTTCGCCTGCTGAGGCTAGTGAAAAGTTATCAGCTGCTGGTCTAATGTCTATTCCTGATTGGGTGAAGCCTTTTAGTGTTTTATCTAATGGCCAAAAATTTAGGGCTAATCTTGCTCGACAACTAGTTTCAAATACTGTTATTGATGAATTTACGAGTGTTGTTGATCGTAATGTGGCGAAGGCAGCTTCAGTTAGTTTGTCGAGGTATGTGCGGTCAAATGAGTTAGAGAATATTGTTTTGGCTACTTGCCACAGAGATATTTTAGAGTTTTTGCAACCTGATTGGGTTATTGATACTGATAGAGGCCAATGGGCTTCGGGAAGGTATCTTCAACAACCAAATTTGGTGGTCAAAGTTTATGCTTGCTCAAACTCCATTTGGTCAACCTTTGCTGAACATCACTATCTCACCGAAAAAATCAACAAGGCTGCACACTGTTTCGCAGCAGTTTGGGAGGGACAGTTAGTGGGTTTTTATGCTGTCTTGGCTTACCCATCTGGCACAGTGCGTAACGCTTATCGTGGCCATAGGTTAGTTATTTTGCCTGAGTTTCAAGGGTTTGGTTTTGGTCATTCTTTGGCTGAGGTTGTTGCTCAACATTATGTAGATAATGGTAAACGCTTTTTCGCTAAAACTAGTCATCCTCGATTGGGTGAGTATCGTGATCAGTCGCCTTTATGGAAGGCAACCAGTAAGAATCATAAGCGTAGGACTGATGTTAGTAATAAGCATTTGACTAGATGGAAAATGAACCCTAATCGTTGGAGTTATAGTCATGAATATATTGGAGGTAGCTGATGACTTTAAATGAGGCTGTTTGTCGGAGATGTGGCTGGAAGTGGGTTGTGTCACCTGATAAGAAGGATGATAAGACTTTGTTGTGTAAGTCGTGTCGTGTGAAGCCTGCGAAAGTGATTCAGTATGGGGTGTTGCGGTGTGAGCCTCACAGGGGTCGTGTGAATGATGATCTTGAGCCGATTGATGATGCGGGTGAGTTGGTGTTGCCTGGTGTTCGTGTTTGTGGGCATAAGGATTGTGTGAACCCGAAGCATGTCGCAAGTTAGTTGTAGAGTGAAAACATTCAGCTAGTGAATATGGAGGATAAGAATTATGGCTGTTGTAAAAGTGTCGGGTAAAGTGTCGAAGGTTTTTGGTGCAAGCAGTCAAGGACTTGCGTTGACTGAAACCTTTAAGGCTGCTAACGGTGAGGAATATTCTAGGCAGTGGAGTGTTTGGTTTGCTGTTGCACATAACATTCCTGAAGGTTCAGAGGTGACTGTGTTTGGGCAGTTGTCGTATAAGATTGAGGATTTTGAGGGTAAAGATGGTAAGCCAGGTCGTAAGGTGAAGCTGGATATCAATAACGCTCAAGTTGATAAGCCTGTTGCACCGGTGGCTGCGGACTTGCCTTTCTAAATTGGTGCGCCAGTGGATCGTTGGCTATCTGTTTGGGTTGCTGTTTATAGCTAACGCTCTAACTAACGAGACACCTCTATCAGCTTTGAATTGGTTGGTGGGGGTGTTTTGTTTTTTTGTGATTATTGTGAATTGGTATGGCAAAAAGTAGGTTTAGTTTTACTGTGTTTGGGGTTGTTCCTGCGACACAGGGGTCAAAAAAGTATGTAGGCACTAGGCGCACAGCTTCAGGCAATAACATCCCGTTGATTGTCGAGTCGCATCCAGGTTTACCGAAGTTTAGATCTGCGGTGTCGGATGCTTGTCGTGAGGCTATGCTTCAGGTTGAGGGGTTTGAGGTGTTTGAGGGGGCGGTGAAGGTTACAGCTATTTTTTATCTGCCAAAGGCTAAGTCTGTTCGGGCTGAATACCCGATAAATCAGCGTTCAGGGGATTTGGACAAGTATTTGAGAGCGTTGCTGGATGCTATTACTAAGGCGGGGGCGTGGGTGGATGATTCGCTTGTTGTTGAGGTTGAGGCCTATAAACTGTATGCCAGCGGGGATGCTGGCGTTGCTGTAACGATAAATAGCCTGTAAATTAGGGGTTTTTTGTTACATAAAAGTTATCTAAAAAAGTGTGTCGAAATGTTGCTCGAAACGCTATTCGAAGTGTAAGGTTATTACATAAGCACTAAGGCTTATACAAACAAAGGAAAACGAAAAATGACTAAAGAACAAACATGGGAATTGCTGGAAATCAAAGAACTGTTGGCTGACACTGACAGATCTAAAAACGATGAAGGCTTGACCTTGCTGGTTGAGTTTATTGAAAGAAACTGTTTCAAGGGGGACAACTAATGAACATCAACATCAAGATTGACCCAACAGCTTTCGGTAAGTCAGGTTATTTGGCTTTATGTCCCTACTGCCTGAAAACAACCGAATACTACATTTGTTGTGACGAATACAAACTCAATGTTGTTGATGCTTCAACAATTGACGAGTTGTGTGAAATCTATGATCTGAACGCTGAACAGCGTTGGCAACTATTCTTTGACTTTGATGAATGGGAGTCTAGTCAACCGGACAAGTTTGAGGTTGCGTGTGACGCGTATCGTGCCTGGTGTAAATCAGGGAAAAACTTTAGAACAAGTCAACATTTGTTTGATGCTTGGGATAAAGCTGTTTGTGCATATGCTGAACGCTATTCGGTGACTCGCGCTTACGCTGTCGACAAGGTTTATCGTGAAGTTGAAGCCGAATACAGGGATGAGCGTGTCAAATGAGAAACATTATTTTGTTTGTTGTTGCGACTGTCGTGTTGTTTGTGTTGAGTGAGTTGATGCATGCAGGAAACATGTTTGCTCAAGGCATTCTGTTTACTGTTGGTGTCGGGTTTTTTGTTTGGTGTGTGAAGGTGGTGCGTGATGTGCGATAACTGTGCTGAGGCTCGTAAAGTTGCTGAACAGGTTGCTGCGGACATGTCTAGGGCGGATCGTAGTCGTGAGTTTTATCGTAGGCAAGGCGAATGTCGTGAACGAGAACGCATCATCAAACTGCTAGAGGAAATGAAGCAAGTGTGTCTATCTAGCACAAGTGAAATTGGCGAACACAATGCATGGACTTTGGAAAATGCTATTGCTCTTATCAAGGGAGAGAACAAATGAGTTTGCAAGATGTAATCACTGAGGTTGTTACTAAAACAAGCAAATTGCAGGACGCTGCAACTAGAGCTGAACTAACTAAACATTTACAGGACATCATAGAGTCACCTAAATTCAAGGCGATGTCGGCTTTAGATGTTGTGCAACTAATGTTGGCGAAACTTAGGGAGGGTTTTGATGAGCAAGCATAAATCTGACGACTATTTCCAGGTAAACAAAAACCTGCTACTACTGTTGATCAGTATTGTGTTAGTTATTGTCGGGTTTTGGGTGGCTGTTGAGTCTAGTCGTGATTGTAGAGTTATCGAGTATCAAGATTTGAAAGGCACACATTCAATGACTGTTTGTGAAGGAGCAACTGAATGAGCTGCAAAAACTGTGTTGATGATGTGTGTCAATGTAATCGTGTAAACGCTGTAAACAGGTTTAGTGCTGATTATCGTGCCGGTGAACTTTCAGGGCGCAAATCTGAAGCCACTAGGACTAGCGATGCGTTGATTGAGTTAGAGCGTGCCGGTGTGATTTCTAACGATCAGATGCAGGCAATCTTAGACCTGATTTTAGAGAAACTGACTGACGCAATGGACATTGACTAATGTTCGAGTTGCTAGTGACTTTACTGTTGATTGCAGTAATTGTGTTCGTGTTGTTAGCGTTGTTTAGCGTGTTTATTGCCTACATAACTCAATCTAGTTATGTTGACCCTTTAGATGATGATTGGAAAGATGATGAGTCAAAGTAAAACCATTTTAGAGGCAGTGTTGTTGCTGCGTGACGAGAACCTTGTTTGGAGTAGCGACTTAGAGGACATCAAACTTGAGTTAGCTATGCTGTTAGAGGTGTCAGCGAACAACGACATGACCAGGTTTGTTGCTGAGGGGCTTGCGAAGCGTATTGTTTCACCTGCCACAGTTTATGACCCGCAATTTGAAAAGAGATAGCATGCTGGATGACCTGCAATTACCGCAACGAGTGGGAACTTGTAAGGTGCGCACAATCAAACAGCTTCTCGATGTGAAGGATGCTGAAATCCTTGAGGCTAGTGTTATGGATGCGCGCTGGCCACTAACTGTTTTGTCGCGTGAACTAGGCAAACGCAGCATTTCGATTAGTGACAACAGTTTGCGTAGGCACAGGCTAAAGGAATGCACATGTTGGAAGATCTAAGCAAACCTGCTGACAAGGTTACTGTTCCTGAAGGCTGGTCACCTAGTATCGAGTTTGATGCAAATGGTGGGGAGGCAACATTACCGGCTGTTGAGGGCGATAATCCGTTGGATATTGAAGGGTTTTTGCGTGATGCAGGGATCAACCCTGATGAGATAGACATTATAGGCGAACCTAGAATCTCAAGGTGGCAGGTTGCTCGACCTTTTCCGCTTGAACCAGCCTGGCATACAGCTGTTCGTATTCGTTGGAGGCGTAAGGGCGCAAACATTGACTTGCCTTTACTTTATGCGTTAGCTAAGAAAACTAAACCTGTAATCCCTAAACCAGTCAGCACAGGTAAAGCGTTAGTTATTTTGTGGAGTGATTTGCAGGTGGGCAAGGTGGATCATAGGGGCGGTGTTGAGGCTTTGATTCATCGGGTCGCTGAAACTCAAGTAAAACTACTCAACAAAATCAAAGAAGTCAAACCTGAGAAAATTATTTTTTGTGATGTAGGCGACACAATCGAAAACTTTGGGAACGCAGCAGATTTACATCAACTACAAACAAACGATCTAAGCATTATGCAACAGGTTGATTTAGCAACATCGCTTGCTTGGGATGTGCTAAAGAATATCAGTAAGCATGCGCCTGTTGTTTATCTAAGCGTTGGCAGTAATCACTGTCAGTGGAGAGTGAATAAGCAAAGAGTTGGCAAAACAACTGATGACTGGGGTATTCATATTGGTCGAACTTTAGCTCGATTGAGTAAAGAGGTTGGTTTACCTATCGAGTTTCGTGAACCCGCTCAACATGATGAATCCCTCGCCTTTGATGTGTTTGGCGACAAGTTTCACATTCTAGGGTTATGGCATGGCCATCAGTCCCCTCGACCAGATCAAGTGCCTACATGGTGGAGGCAACAAGCATTCGGCAAACAACCGGTTCACGCTGCAACAATCGGAGTGAGCGGACATTTCCATCATCTAAGGGTCATAGAACTAGGAAGCACGCCACGCGGAACTTCACGCTTCTGGGTTCAAGCCTCGACCCTCGACAATGGAAGTAATTGGTGGCGAACAACAGCAGGGGAGGACAGTCAAGCGGGACTCGTATGTTTCGCCTTACAGCGTGAAATAGACTTTACAGGAACAGTATGGAAACTCTAGGGGCTGAATTAGTTTCGACTGCAATCTAAAACCCCATGAGGGAAGTTGTAGGAGTCGAGTGCGAATCTCGACAGCTCCACATATAGAAGGGAAATAAAATGCCAATTTACGAATACAAGTGCATGATCTGTGACTATTACATTACACAAACACAATCAATTAGTGACACTGAAAACAAACCTGTATGTGTGAACTGTAACAAATACATGGACAGGGTATTCAAAATACAAACCATCATATTCAGAGGGAATGGATGGGGTAAGGATGCATAATGTTCACCAAAATCGCAATCATTCTAGGCTGCGTAACCATAGCAACACCAGCAACACCAATAGTCCAGGCAACAGTCAAACCTAATGTTGTTCAACAGGTTGATGTAGCACAAAACCTGATTAGGGCATCACAGCGCACAAAACTAAAAACCGCTGTAACTAAAGCTATCGACAGGGTTCACAAAACACGCTATGTGTTTTCAGGTTCAACAACCTATGGTTGGGACTGTTCAGGGCTAGTGCGTTGGGTGTATGAGCAGGTAGGAGTCGTGTTACCTCATTCAGCTGACAAGCAGGCACATGTTGGGGTTAGAGTGAGTGAACCTAAGCGTGGCGATATTGTGGCATTCGCCTATAAAGGGCGCACCGACTTTTATCACACCGGAATCTATCTAAGTGAAGGGCTAATCCTAAACGCAAACAGGGAATACGGGACAACAGTTATTGAACCGCTCACAAACTTTAGGCACAGTGAAATAAGATTTATTCGAGTCCTATGAGTATTCGTGAAGTGTGTTCCTGCGGTGCAGAATTTGAAACCGACCTACCTGATCAGGTTGAGTTAGTGAAAAATTGGAGGCGCACACATAAACATCAGGGCGATAAACCTGAGCGTAAAGATAGCTCGACATTGAGCGACAGTCAGGTTGCGTTAGGGTTCAAGGTTGTAGATACAAGATATGAGGATGATGAATAAACCCGCAATCGAGATAGGCGAAAACAAAGTCTATTCAGGACACAACCTTGAGATACTGAAAACCTTTGACGACAATAGCATCGACTCAATAGTCACCGACCCACCTTACGAATTAGGTTTTATGTCAAAAAGTTGGGATAGCACTGGCATTGCATACAGCGTTGAACTTTGGCGAGAATGTTTGCGAGTGCTAAAACCTGGAGGGCATTTGCTTGCGTTTGGGGGAAGCAGGACTTGGCATAGGTTAGCTGTTGCAATCGAGGATGCTGGTTTTGAGATGCGAGATTCAATAGCCTGGTTGTATGGCAGTGGATTTCCAAAGTCGCATAACATTTCTAAGGCAATAGATAAGTTGCATGGGGCTGAAAGAGAAGTCATAGGACAAACAATGGCCAGCCCTAAAGGTATAAGTCAGGCTGAAAATAGAAGCGATACAGCTGCGGGTGCTTATGGCGGTGAAGCGAAACTTATAGATATTACTGCTCCTGCTACTGATGATGCTAGGAAGTGGGATGGTTGGGGGACAGCACTAAAACCCGCATTCGAACCAATAGTCGTAGCCCGAAAACCCTTGATAGGCACAGTCGCAGAAAATGTTTTACAGTTTGGGACAGGGGGAATAAACATTGACGCAAGCAGAATAGGAACTGAGCAAACTAAAACTACAATAAAAGATTTATCTCAGGCTCATGGTAATCAGTTTGGTAAGGCTGGGATTGAATATCCTAAACTTGGTGAAAAGTTGAATCCTCCTGGGCGTTGGCCTGCGAATGTGATACTAGACGAAACAACAGCAGAGTTATTGGACGAACAATCAGGGATAATAAAAAGCGTTGCAACAAATAGGGGCTTACAGTATTCAGGTAGTCATGGTGGCTTGGCAGGTGAACATAAACAATACAAAGAAGGAACTGATGGAGTGCGTGGCCATACTGATTCTGGTGGGGTGAGTAGGTTTTTTTATGTCGCTAAAGCATCCAAACGCGATCGCAACGAAGGCCTAGACGAACTACCATTAGGCGATAGAGATTTTATGGGTTCAGGTGGTAGAACAAAAAAAGATGGGATTTGGGTTGAAACAAACAGTGTTCCTCAACAAAGACAAAACTTTCACCCAACTGTAAAACCAACACAGCTCATGAAATACCTAATCAAACTAGTAACACCTGAAGCAGGTATTGTGTTAGATCCTTTTGCAGGAAGTGGCAGCACAGGTAAGGCAGCAATCCTAGAAGGTTATACCTTTATCGGTATTGAACTAACTGATGACTATCTACCTATAATCGAAGGCAGATTACAGCATGCCTACGAAACATATATAAACAAAGCAGATGATCTGTTTGAGTAAATTCCCCAAACCATGTCTAGTATGCAACCAACTAACAACAGGCGACACATACTGCGACACACACAAACTAGATGCAGCAGAACGAGAACGCATTAGACAGAGGGGGCGTAAGGCAGGCCGAACTCTATACAACACGCCACAATACAGGAGGGCTAGAGCGCACATCAAAGCAACAGCTACACACTGCCACATCTGCAAACAAGCATTCACTGACCGTACCCAAATAAGCGCAGATCACCTCATACCAGGTGACCCGCTATCACCGCTAGCACCGGCACACATCATCTGCAACAGTCGCAGAGGCAACAAACCAATCACCTAAACAGCCAATCAAACAATCACACATCAACCCCTCGTCAATGACGGGGGGTATGCTTTTTGTTTTTTTGTTTGCGACTTACAC